TAAGAAGGGGGTTCTCACGCCCCCTTTTTTTCTTCACAAATATTTATACCTATGACTACTACAACCGTTGATATCGATACCGAACTATCCGCAGTCAATGCGATCTTGGGTAGCATAGGTCAGTCACCTATATCACAAATAGATTTTACAAACCCTGAAATATCTTTTGTTTATAATTTACTTAAAGAATCTAATCAAGATGTTCAAAGTGAGGGTTGGACTTTTAATGTGGAATACCATATAAAAGAAAACGTCAATGCTAGTGACAATAAAATCATTATTGAATCTGATGTTATTCGTATAGATAATACAGATGAATGGGATAAAACACGTGACTTTGTAAGAAGAAAAGATAGTGATGGAATTTGGAAGATGTATGATAGAGTAAATCATACCTTTGAATATCCAGACGATGATTACTTCTATGTAAACAAAGTAAGACTACTTAATTTTGAAGATATACCTACAGTATACCAAAGGTATATTACATATAAAGCATGTGGTAGAGCTGCTGTACAATTAGTATCTAATGCTAATCTACAAAAGATGCTTTCAACATATGAAACTCAAGCAAGAGCAGCTTGTATGGAGTATGAATGTAATCAAGGTGACCATAACTTTATGGGTTGGCCTGATGAATCTGCCTATCAATCTTATAAACCTTATACAGCCCTGAGACGCTAATGGCCAGTGTAACGCAAAAAGTTAATAACTATGTCTTAGGAATTTCAACGCAACCAGACGAACAAAAAATTCCTGGACAAGTTGTTGACTTAGTAAATGGTGTACCTGATGTTGTTACTAATTTAACTAAACGACCAGGAAGTACACTAGTAAAAAATATCACTACACAGACAGCTCATTCTACAACATTTGCTGTAGATACTGGAGCAAATTCAAAATGGTTTAGTATTTATACAAATGATTCGGAACAATATATCGGGCAATGTGCTGCAGATGGTGATGTTAAAGTATGGAGATGTAGCGATGGTGTATCAATACCCGTTGATTATGCTAATATTCCTGGTTCAGGTGTTGCAACTTATCTAGATAATACTGCATTATCAGATGAGAAATCTTCTGACATACAGGTTATGACTATTAATGAGACTACGTTCTTTGTTAATAGACAGAAGAATACTGCTATGAAATCTACTCCAAGTTCTAAATCACCACCTCAATTAAAGGAGGCATATATAGAACTTGATACTATTTCTTATGGCAAGCAATACGCACTAGATATATATGACCCAAAAGTTAATACAACATATTCATACCCACGTGCTACAAGTATAGTTGTTGATGATGCATGTACTTTTGGTGGAGTCACAGCTGGTTCAGGAGAACCTGGCGATGGATCATGCCATGGTATGGGTAGAGAAACTGTTAACGCATCTTCTGGTACAGCTATAGGATCCACGTCTCCTCCTAATGCAAGCTCAGGTGGTAAGACTAATCTTAGATATGAGATGGACACTCGTTGTACACCTCAACCTGAAAACTCACCTGATGAAATTCAAGGTGATGATTATTATGATGCTTATGCACCATTCTGTACATTACAATTCGGTGGGGAAGGATGGACAACTAACGATACTCATCAATATACTTCTCAGAAAGGTGTTACAACAACAATAACTGTAAAAAGTCATGTAACTGTTACATCGAGAGCTAACATAGCATTAGTACGTCCAGCTCCTACATCTTCTAATAATGCAGAGCATGTATCAGCAGCTGGTATATTAGGTGATCTGAAATCAACACTAGATGCTATATCTGGTACAGGTATTACAGCTACTATTGTAGGTAATGGTATCCATTTGTATAGAAAAGATGGGTTTGGTGTAACCTCACCTGAAAGGAATTTAATGAATATTGTGACTAGTGAAGCTAATAATATAGCTGATCTACCACGTACTTGTCGTCATGGATACACTGTTAGAATAGTTAACAGTGGTGAGGATATGGATGATTATTATCTTAAATTCCAAGTCGAAGGTATTGATGCAGATATAGATCAAACAGGTACATATGCTAGAGCTGGTACTACAGTAACTATAACAGCAACAGCACATGGACTAAGTAATGGTGATCAAATTATAGCAGACTTCACTAGTGGAGGAGCTACTGATGGATTCTACACTATTGGTGGTGTAACAACAAATACATTTACTTTAACAGATTCAGCAGGAGGTACTATCTCTGCAGGTGAAACAGTTTCATTCACACCAGCTCGCTTCGGAGAGGGCGTGTGGGAAGAGATTGCACAGCCTGGGATAGATATAGAGATAGATAAGGATACAATGCCTCTGAAGCTCGTTAGGGTACTTCCTGGAACGTTCTCTATTAATGGAGGTGGTGCTACTTCTTATGCTAATGGTGCCTTCAGATTTGATTATCCAGATTGGGGTAAACGTGATGTTGGTGATGATATAACTAACCCTCCTCCTTCTTTTATAGGATATCCTATTCAGAAGATGTCTTTCTTTAGGAATAGAATAGCTTTACTTAGTGGAGAAAACGTTATCTTATCTCGAGTTAATGATTTCTATAATTTCTGGGTTAAGACTGCTATGGCTATTTCCAATGCAGACCCTATTGATTTACAGTCAAGTTCTACGTTCCCAACTAAACTCTATGATGCAGTTGAATCAAATTCAGGTTTAGTTATTTTTAGTGCTAACGAACAGTTCTTATTAAGTTCTGGAGCTGAAGCTTTACTTACTCCTGAAACTGCTAAAGTTACTTACTTATCATCATATTCTTTTAACTCTGATTCTAATCCTGTATCATTAGGAACTACTATAGGATTTTTAAATAGTACTGCAAAGAATGCTAGATTTTATGAGATTGCTAATGTCAGTACAAGAGAGCAACCTAATGTAATTGAACAAAGTAAAATTATAGGTCAATTATTCCCTGCAAATACTACAATGATTTCTGAATCAAATGAAAATGATTTAATTTTATTTGGTACAGACAGTACATTACATACTGCTACAAATGAAGTATGGGGATATAAGTATTATGAGTCTGAAAATAAGCGTGCTCAATCAGCTTGGTTCAGATGGACTATGCCTAATAATGTCATCTATCATACAATACTAGATGATGTATATTATGCAGTACTTAATACAGGCTCTACATATACCCTAGAAAAATTTGACATAAAATTGAAATCAGATACTTTATTAATAGGTACTGAACCTGACGTTAATAGGGTACATTTAGATACCAAGCAAACAATAGCATCAGGTGATATGACTTATAATGCAGCAACTGATGTAACTACATTTACATTAGGTGCAGGGTATTATAGTTCACGTACACTTACAGCATATTGTATAACAGCAGGTGATTCAGCAGGTAAGAGTTATGACATTCCGGGTTCAGCTATTACTGGTACTGCTCCTAATGAAACTGTTACTCTCCCTGGTAATTGGAAAACAGGTACTAAGGATGGTGGTGCAATTAATACAGACGTAGTAATAGGATATGAGTATGAATTTGAAGTAGAGTTTCCTAAAATATATATGACTAGATCTGAAGGAAATAAAATTAGATCTGAAACTAGAGGATCACTTGTATTACATCGAATGAATTTTGATTTCGGTGATGTAGGAGTTATTGACGTCACTCTACAACGTAAAGGTAGAGATGATTATACTTATACAGTAGAGTCTCTTGAATGGGATAATATTAATGCTAGTGAAGCAGCTATAGCGAAAAGTTATTTACATACTATACCTGTATATGATAGAAATATAAATACCAGTGTATTCTTAAAATCAAATCACCCATCTCCTGCTACCATTTTTTCAATGAATTGGGAAGGAGATTACTCACCACGATACTATCAACGTGTCTGATTATATTCACCCAATTACAATGGAAGCTGCTGTTGAGGTAGCTTCTAATCTTCGAGAGGATGATTATAGAGAAGTGTATGAAGGCCATGGCCATTTTCCACTTTTCCATCTTCCTCTTGCTGCTTTCAATGGAGACACAGTTTGGTTTGAAGTGCCTAACGGCAAGACTGCTGGTATGGCAGGAGTGCAGAAAGGTGGACAAATTTGGATGTTATGTACTCCAGCTATCCACGAATACCCACTCACCTTTGCACGTGAAGCTAAACGATTTATAGAAAGCAGACAAGAAGAACTTCTTTGGAACATTGTAGATAAACGGAATGCCGCTCATCTCAAACTTCTAAAGTTTCTAGGATTCAAGTTCTTACGGGAACTTAAACATGGTCCTAACAAATTAACCTTTATAGAATTTTGCCGTGTGCGATCCAGTATCAGCCGGGATGTTCGCAGTGCAAGCTGCAGGACAAGTAGCCGGACACCAAGGGAAGAAAGCTGAAGCAAAAGCTTACAACCGACAAAAATTACAGCAATTTGATGCTGCTAATCAGAAGTATCTAACAAAAGTAATGTTAGATAATAACCTATGGAAAAATAATTTACTAAACTCTGAGATTGAACAAGAAACAGTTTTTGATGCCATGGTCAATCAATGGAATGATTATGACGAACAATTAGATGCAATTTTTGAAGATGCAGATTTTAAACTTCAAAATGCAATTATAGATATGTATGAGAATGAGTATGCAGGAACTCAAACAGGTCGAACTGCTGCTCGTCTAGCAGGTAAATCTGCTAAAGAATTAGGTTTTGCTAAAGCAGAAATGACTGCTAAGTTGATGTTAAGTCAACGAGAAGCTGAAAGGAAAAAAGAAGGGGCTGCCCTGCAAGCTGGTGATAAAATAAATAAATTATTCAATCAAGTACGACACCCACCTGTACATGGTCATACACCTATTCCAGAACCTTATAAAGCAGGACCGTCTACAGCTTCACTTGTTGTAGGATTAGCAGGATCAGCTTTGTCAGCTTATGGAATGCATAAACTATCAACACCAGGTGATACAGGTATGAAAAAACTGCCCTCAGACGGTGAATTTGCTGGTGTACCGGATGATGTTTTAGATGATGTTTTAGGACCACCTGGAGCTTATGACCGCCCTTGGGACCCAGGTCCTTATAATGCCGGTCCTGACGATATTACAAATGATCCTTGGGTAAAAGCACTATGACAGATTCCTATTCCTCAAATATCGAACGCTTAAGAGCTAATGCGAATGATATTTATAAAGATAAATTCACCAACGCTGATTCAGCATTTAGACTAAAACAAGCACAAATCAAAGAAGAAGTTGATACTATAAAAGCAACTGGTGAATTATTAGTAGGTCAAGATCCTCAACAACAATGGACGGATGCTTTTCAAAAGCGTAAAGCTACTTTCAGAGGAGGTCAGGGTTTAATACCTGGTCTTGCTGGAGAACGTGCTGGTAAGCAGTTTAAGAAAGGTGATGAAGAACGTAAGAAACGTAATGCAGAGAGAGTTGCAAGACTTGCAGAAATAGCCGCTCATGTAGATGGACTTAAAGAACAAGACTTAGAATATCATAGGCAAAAAATTAATATGCTCAATAATGGAGCTTATTATGAAGATGCTGATCGATTTACTAAACTTTCTCCTTGGGCTCAAGTAGGTTATGCTAGTCATGGTATAGGATTATATAATAATACTGTTGCAGATAAATTAAATAATTGGTTTGCAACATCTGATGAAGAAATTAATGTAGGTGGTACAGTATTCAAACCAAGGTCAATACATAATGATCATGCTTTCCCATTAATTTTAAAAGAACATGCATTAAATATAGGTATTGAAGAGTTAAGAGCAAAGCATGGTATAAATGGTTATAGTGAAGCCATGCTTGATTTGTTTGGTGTTAACAATAATCCTGCGATGGGTTCAGAAGGCATAGGCTCTGAAACAGCTGCTAAAAATGCTATGATGGCTAAGTTTAGGACTGCTCATAATATAGATGCATCCCATAAAACACGTCTTAAAGAGATGATGGATTGGGTTAATTCACCTGATAAAAACCTTACTAAATTAGTAACAGTTTTTTCTGGTACAATAGGTTTTGATGGGAATCGACTTCATAATGTAGGCGGTTGGAATATGGCTGAAGATATGATTGTCGATGAATTAGTTAGTGGTGGTTTACAGAATATAGAAGATTACAAAAGTTTTATATATGATATCCTTGGCAGCCAACCATCCCCTATAGATCCTAATAAAACTATAGCAGAAACTCATGGAAAACGTTTAGATCGTATCTATAATAATACTGTAGCAGGTAAAGAAGGGAAAGTTAATGCACAACTTAAAGACGATGAAGTTAAAAGGAAAGCATTAGAACTTAAATTTCAAGCCTATATGGAAGGGATGAAAGGGAAGTACGGTGATAATTGGAAACCAGGACAAGAAGCATTTACAGGTTATCTCCAAAAGTGGCAGGAACTTGGTGGTGGTAATAATCCTCCTTCATGGCTATCCGATGCTTTTACTATAATGACTCAAGATGATCGTCAAAAGATCAACGAGTTTACTGAGGTTCTTGCTAATGGTGGTACAATATCTCCTAGTGATTGGAATACTGTATCTCCTACTGTACGGAATTATTTCAACAAAGCTATCCAAACATCAGATGGAGGAACTACTACTAGACGTCAGATAGCAGAAGGTGAAGGTTATTTGAAATCCGTACTTAAGAACGGTGGGGAATATTATAAGAAATTAAATATTCTTAATAACCAAATTTTAGGAGAATCAGCTGCAGGTTCTAACAATGATTCATGGGGTATAAAAGCAATAGATGCAAGGCAAGCAATGGAAGCCGACTTTTATGAAAGATTCCTATTCCATAAAAATAAAGGTAATGTAACTGATGTGCAAGCTGCTCAACTTGCTTTTGAAGATGTAAGAGAAAGAGCTGCTGTTGATGTTGAAGGAAAAGAATCTAAGTATAAAGGTAGTACAGAGTTCCAAGCTTCAGGAAGAAAATGGACTGGTATCCCAGTTAAAGATAGTGCCTACTATAATATACCACCACTAAATCGAGAAGATGCTTACAATGAAGGTGGTAGAGTAGTAGAAGGATTGGACTGGTATAATAAGAATATTTTTCCAGGTGGAGATGCTAAACTTTTAATGACAAAAAGGATAGCTGGGACAAACGATATTGCCGAACAAGGGGCTCGTTTCTTTAAAGGTGAGACAACTGTAATACCTAGTTATTATCAAAGATTAGCAAATAAAATACCTGGTTTAACAGATTATCAATTGATGAAATATCAGGTGATGGCTCATTATCCTGAACATGGAGATCCTCTGTTATGGCAGCCTAAGAATGTTCCTCATCCTAGTGAAGTATTTAATATGCCTCATTTTAATGATATAGCAAGATATTTAAATACAGGAACATCGACATGCAGTAAGATGCAAGCTAAGGCTTGTCTTGTGGACAAGCGGAATGATGCTAACATTAATCCAGCTAATTTTGATACAATTCAAGAAGTTGTAGATGCGCATTCATCAATCGGTGAACAACAAGTGGTAGAAAGTCCTGATGGTCCACCAAAAGATAGACCTATAAGAGATCCTATTCTATTTGAGGAAGGAGCTGATGTTTCAGAAGCAATTCCTGGTGATATCCGTACTTCAAATGGTGTCAATGAGATATTAGTTCAAGTAGCAGAAGGAGAAACTGAATGGGTTTCTCAAGAAATTCTTGATATATATGGTGATTCTGAAACTTATGCACAAAGTCGAAGTACATATAAAAAAAATATTTATGATTCAGGACCAGGATTTATTGAAGTATCAGATGCAGCAAAAGCTAATGAAGCTTTTTTGAATAGAGAGACTACAGCTGAAAAAGGTGAATTCCCTCCAGGAATAACAGCTAAAGATCTTGTTCTTTATTCAAAAAATACTGGAACAGGGTGGTTATTAGTTAAAGATGATAAAGATGTCAGAAAACGTGTTTGGCAGCAATATCGAAATAACCAACCTGTGCGACAAGGATTCGCTATAGGTCCATTAACACTTGGAGATGATACTAAAGGGAAAACAGAAACAGGAGCAATTACAATTGGTGGTAATCTTGGGACTCAACTTAAAAGAGATTTAAATTTACTTAACCAAGAATCTCAATTAGGAACTCCTACGCCAAATGTTGGTTTTGGATTAACACCTCCTTCTATGGCTACTAATTTCCAAGACACTCAGTTCACATCTACATTCCCTATTACAGCTACAGATTTTGAAGATTTAAGTATAGATCAGCATAAATTAATAAATAAAAGATTAAATTTTCAATCAGCAATACCAGAAGTATATGGTATGGGAGAAGAGGAATGGCTAGAACAATTCCCTATTGAAGTAAGAACTCAAATTAGAAATATGGAACGTACAGGACAATGGAATCCAACAACTCATAATATAGAATTAGGCCCATTAAAAGGTAAGGTGTTTGGAATACCATGGTCAATACCTTCTGGTCATGATATCAAACTTATACCAAGAGAGAAAGTAAGTAATTTACAATCAGTAATGAGTTCACCTGATTCTCCTTATTTAGCTGAAAATTTAAGAGAATATGCTTCTCAATTATATGCAACTAATGTTCTAACGGAGATACCTGCAAATGCCTGATATTGATAAATTAGATGCCAATGATCAGTATTATCTTAATCAATCACAACAAACAATAGATGGTTGGAGACAGACACAAGCTGATGCTGCTAAGGCTAAAGAATTAGGATTTGATGATCCTTATAGTATGGATGCTATGGATAACGTAGCCATACAAAATGCTATAGAAAATCAAACTTCTGAACAAGGAGGACAACCAGGACAAAGATCTCCAGAAGAACTTAAAGATCATTCAGGTCGTGACCGTCTAGGATTATTAGACCAAGGTTATAATCCAGACGAAGCTAAAGACCCAATGGATCCTAGATGGAGACATATTTATGATACAAATAAAGATGGTGTAGTTGACTGGAAAGATGGTGTACCTAATATTACAGACGCTGGTAGTGTTTTAACTAATCCTTTAAGAGCAGTAGCAGGCACAGTAGGGCTTGGTGCTAGAAATATGGCAGGAGAAAGAAAGCACGCTTTTACTTCTGGTACAGGTACAGCAGATGCTGAAACTAATCTAAGAGAAACAGCTAATGCTTGGCTAGGAGCTCCATTTGATTTAGTTAATGGTATAGTTACTTTTCCAGAAAGTGCTTATCGTACTCACTTATTAGGTCAAAACCTAAAAGATCAAGAGTTATATTTTGATCCAGCTCAAATTTTAGGTATGGAGGATCCTTGGCAAGGCACTACTGTTGGTCATTTAGCTAGGACTATTCGTAGCTTTATGATGGGTAATGTTGCCGTTCGTGATTTGTTAAGAGGTAATCAAGCTTGGCAATCACTTGGTAAAATAGGACCAGTAGGACCGAAGCTACCTATGGCTCTAGCTGGTGTTACAGGTAGACCTAGGCTTATTACTAATGGTGGTAGATTAGCACAAGATATTTTAATAGAATCTGGCTTATTTGCTACTTCTAAAATACGTCAAGATGGTACTATTGGAAATCTTGTGCGAGATGTTTTAAATAGACTGAGCCCAGGAATGGGAGATGCTTTAGATGCTATTGCAGTTAATGATCATGATCATCCTTCAATTAAAGAATTAAAAGGGTTCATGGAAGTTATCGGTGCTAATGGCGTGTTTGCAGGTATATTTGGTATCGCTGTAGCTAGCAAAGGAGTATTAAATAACAGACATTTTAAAGCAACAGCTAAACGATTACCTCCAGCACCTGGTACCTTTGGAAGACCAGAGGTTGATGAATTAGCTAGAATAATTGATTCTCAATTAGATCAAGGAGATGAAATGGGTCGCTCTCAAATTCATCATGACGCAACTAGCGAATTAGATCTTCCTGTAGATGGTTCACCTAGTAAAACAAGGTTCAGAGCTGATAAAAATAGACCTATTGCTGATGGTTGGCAGGGTGCTCATACATCCGTTAATACAGCAGCTAGGGTATTAAATCAATTAGATGCACTTGATGATTTACCTGCTGGTTATGGCTCTACAGATTCCCCGATTTCAGCATTAGACGCTGAGAAAGCATCTTATAATGCTGCACTTCAAACAGAAATATTAGCAAAAGCTGCTAAAGATTTACTTGGAGAACCTTATTATCAAGGTTTAATGAGAGATGTCGGTAAAAATAAACTTGATTTCAATCGAGTATTTGCCTCTTCTTTAGAAAGATTCATGGAAATTGTTGGTAGAGATGCCCAGGGTATGTCACCAGAACAGTTTTGGCGTCCTATTATAAGCGAATTTGATAAAGTAAAAGGTCGAGGAGCTAATACACCTGAATACCAAGCATGGGCAATAGAAAATGTTGTTGCTTCTGACTTAGTTAATGGTGCATTATTTAAAGATCTTAGAACTAGAGCTAAGGGAGGTAGAGAAATTGCTGCAGTAGGAGATATTCTTACTACAGATGGGGTTATGAAATCGATAGCAGACCGTTTAATATTTGGATTAACAAGTGTTAAGAGGTCTAGATTCTTAATTTCAGATGAAGTAGTTAGATTAAAAGGTCCAGATAGAGCCAGGTTAATAGCAGAACGTACAAATTCATTACATGCAGAAACACAAGATGGTGTTAGCTTAATGATGCAATTCTTAAAAGATAGTGATTCAGAAGATTTAGCACAGGGAGTATTAGAAGTATTCTCTATGTCTAATAAAATACGAAACTGGAAAGACTTTGATGCTTGGATGCGTCAAAAAGTAAGAGGTGGAGATTTTGCTAATCATAACAAAGAAGGATTGTTAATGAAAGAGCTTGGTGGTGTGATGACTAATAGTATACTTAGTGGTCCTAAAACCCCACTTAGAGCTATAATGGGTACAACTGCTAATGCTTATCTGAATGAAGTTAATACTTTATTAGGAGCTAATCTTCGAGGTTGGGCTGGTCATGGTGATGATGCATTAAGACGTTCAAGTGCTGCTTCAGCTAAAGCAATGTTCCAATTAATACCTGATGCTTTTAAAGTCTTTAAAACAAATTTAGATTCTTATTTTTCAGGAGATATTAGAACCTTAAGGACTAGATACAGTGAATATACTAAGAATGATGAAGCGTGGGATTTGATGGGTGAATGGGCTGAGAGGCAAGGTACTGCTGGTGATAAAGCAGCTTACTATATGGCTAATACAGCTAGAAGATTGAATGATAATAAACTTTTAACTTGGTCTAGTAGAGTCATGGGAGCTACAGATGATACCTTTAGGTGGTTATTATCAAAAGCTAGAGCCAGAAAGAAAGCTATGCTTTCAGTTATGGAAGAAAACCCTGGACTTGAAATAACTCCTCAAATGCTAAAGAAAGCTGAGGATATTGAGTTTTCTAGATTACACGATTTAGAAGGTAATATAGATATTACTAAAGATGCTTTCTTAGAACGTAACTTTAGAGAAGTAACTTTAACTACTGAACTTGAAGGATTCTCAAAAGGTTTAGAACACCTTATGAATAAGTACCCATTAACAAAACCTTTCTTCTTATTTGCTAGAACAGGTATTAATGGTTTAAAATTATCCGTTAAGAACCTACCACTTGTAGGTGCTGTAGTAAAAGAATCACGTGATATACTAAGTGCTGGATTAAAAGAAGTCCAAGATGGTTCTCTTTTAAGATATGGTATTGAAAATCTTAGTGATTTAGAATCAGCCAAAAGCTTAATACTAGGACGTCAGGCAATGGGTACTGCTGTTGTATCTTTAGCTGCTCATAAATATATGAGTGGTGGATTGACAGGTAATGGTCCAGCTGATGCTAGTATGAATAAGTTATGGAAAGATGCAGGTTGGCAACCTAGAAGTATTAAAGTTGGCAATGTATGGGTAGGCTATGATTCGTTTGAACCATTTAACTTAGTGTTAGCTAATATTGCTGATATTGGTGATAATTTAGAATTAATGGGGCCACAATTTGCAGAAGAACGCTTACAGTTAGTTGTAGCTGCATTAGGTAAAGGTATCAATAGTAAGACATATTTACAAGGCGTTGGTCAGTTCTTTGATTTATTAAGTGGTGAACCAGGTAAAGCTACCGCTAGGATTGTAGGTAATTTGATAAACAATCAAATACCTTTAGCAGGTTTAAGAAATGAAGCTGCTAATATATTAAATCCTCAAATGAGAGAATTAGATTCTAATTTATGGACTCATATAGCTAATCGTAATCCTATCTTAAGAGGAACCTTAGCAACTAGATATGATATGCTTAATGGTAAACCTGTTAGAGATTGGAATTTTGCAGAAAGAATGTTCAATGCTGGCAGTCCAGTTACATTAAGATTAGATCAATCTAGAGGTAGACAGTTATTATTTAATAGTAATTATGATCTTAGAATAGCTACTTATAGTGCACCTGATGGTACAAACCTCAGAAGGCATCCAGAAGCTAGAAGTTTATTCCAACAAGCAATTGGTAATACAGATATTGAGGAACAACTTAATCGTATTGCTGATAAACCTGGAGTACAAGCTTCATTAAGATCTATGAAATTAGACCAGAAGAATGGTAATTGGCATTTAGATCCAATGAAAGCGTATCTACATAACCAATTGATTAAACAATTATTCGAGAGAAAAACTAAACAAGCTTGGGCTAGCCTTAGAAATCATCCATTAATTAAACAGATTAAAGCGGAGCAAATGGGTCGAATGCTTAATAATCAAAACAGATTAACTGAAACCCAGAATTTAATAAATTTCCCGAAGTAAACTAAATGGCACATACAAAAGTAACAAAAACCTATTCCCAAAATACGGGAACAGCTAATACATTTAGCTACTCTGGGAGTTTTGAAACATTCAAAGCAACAGAAGTAGTTGCATTATTAGACAATGTAGCGTTGACTTATACAGCGTCTACAATTAATGAATCCGCCTCCCCACGTGAATATACTGTAGATACTACTGCTAAAACCATACATATTGGTGGTGCAGATTTGTCTAGTGGTACAATTATAATTAGACCTGTAACAGATATGGGAGCTCCTACACCAAGAGCTACTTTTACACCAGGTGCTTCTATTACATCAGCTGATTTGAATAATAACCAGAAGCAGTTAATGCGGAAGGCTATGGAGTACGACGAGCAGAAGTTAGCTTCTACTGGTGATACGATGACAGGTACCCTCACTATGGGTGAGGATACTACAATTATATTTGAAGGAGCTACTGACGACGGATATGAGACTACTCTTACTGTTGCTGATCCTACAGCTGACCGTACTATTACCATACCTAATGTTACAGGTACAGTAGTAACAACAGGTGATACAGCAACAGTTACAGCCACAATGATGGCAGCTGATTCGGTTGATTCTTCTGAATTAGTAGATGGAAGTATTGATACAAGTCATATTGGAGCCAGTCAAGTTACCGCAGCTAAGTTAGCTTCTTCTGCAGTTACAACTGCTAAGATAGCATCCGACGCTGTAACAGGAGCGAAGATAGCCGATGATTCTATCGATTCTGAGCATTATGTTGATGGTTCTATTGACACTGCTCACATTGCTGACGCAAACATAACAGCTGCTAAGTTAGCTTCTTCTGCAGTTACAACTGCTAAGATAGCTGCAGATGCTATAACAGGAGCTAAGATAGCTGATGACTCTATTGACTCTGAACACTATGTTGATGGGTCTATTGATAATGCACATATAGGCAGTCAACAAGTAGGTCACGATAAAATTGCTCCAATAACTAGCTCTGATCATAGAGTTTTAGGACGAGATCATGAGAGTGATGGACAGATACAAGAAATTCAGATATCTAGAGATCATATTGTAGACGGTGAGATAATAGTTACTAAACTAGGTACTAACTCAGTTACTAATGCAAAGATAGATGATAATGCAGTTAGTACAGCAGAAATAGCAGACGATGCTGTTACAAATGCTAAGTTACCAGCTAATCTCCAGCTCACTCATAGTAAACTAGCAAACGTAACTGACGGTCAAATACTTGTTGGTAATGGTTCTAACGTTCCAACTGCAGTAGCAGTATCAGGTGACGTAACTATTGCTAATACAGGTGCTGT